ATAGTTGATGGTGCCAGCAACCAGGATCGAACTGATGACCCCCGCTTTACGAGAGGTCTCCAAAGTGCGACATTCGGGTATTTTGGCGACAAAACGAATTGTGGAAAATCGGCGTTGACCTCGTTAACTGCGACTTTCAAAAACACAGGGTGTTACACTAAACGCGCACAAAGTGGAGGGTTTGTGGAGAAAGGTTACATAAAAAATGAAAGTATACGTGCGAAAGCTAAGCGGCTTTTGGTACGCCCGCGTTACGTGGGTTGACGCAAACGGCAAGCGGCACGAAAAGAACAAGTCTACACTCATAGAATGCAACGAAGAGGACAACCGCGGCAAGAAGGCTGCGGAAGAATACGCCGCTGCGTGGGCGCGGAAGCTCAACATTTCCGACAAAGGCACGAGCAACGGCGCAACGATGACGCTATATGCGTACTGCCGCGCTCACTATGCCACCCTGCAAGCCATGGGGCATATCGAGGGACGCACCGCCGCTGGATACAAAACAAGCCTAAACTACCTCGACCAGTATTTCGGCGAAAAGAAAATCGGCGAGATAACAACGGCCGAAGTCGAGAGCTTTATACAATGGCTCACCGAGCGCGGACTGTCGAATAACACGATCAAGAAAACGTTTAACGTTCTTCATCACTGTGTGCGTCAAGCTGTCGCGGTGCGTGATATCGAGTGGGACTATTGCGCGGCAATCAAGCCGCCTAAACGCCAGCTGCCGCCGCCTAACCCGCTTGACGAGCCTTCGCGTAAGAAGCTGTTATTTATGCTTGAAAACCTCGAAAAAACGCCTTACGTTGTTGCATGTTACCTCGCATACTATACCGGCATGCGCCGTGGCGAGATATGCGGTTTGCGTTGGTGTGACGTGGAGCTTACGCCAGGAAGCGAATACATCAACGTACGCCAAGCGGTGAGTATCGAAGAAGGCGGAACGTACGTCAAACTGCCTAAGACGAACAAAGAACGACGCATACCCATTCCCGCAAGCCTTGCGGCTATCCTCAAAGAACGCCGCGCGGGACTGCTAGAAGATTGTATGCTTTGCGGTATCTCGTTTGAGCCTGCAATGTTTGTTTGCGGCGATGTTGAAGGCCACTACCTACACCCAAGCCCGCTGTCGAAATGGTGGCAACAGCACGCGAAAGAGTGGGGCTTAATGGGAACGCAGAAACGCCGCCCCGTGTTCCACGATCTGCGCCACACGTTCGCGACGATTGCCGTTCGCGCAACCGACCCAAAGACAGCGCAGGACATTCTCGGACACGCGGATATCAATATGACTATGCGATATGCCGACACCACAACCGAGCAACTAGAGAAAGCGCGTAGTCCGCTAGCGTCGGCACTCGGTGAAAGCAAGGACACGGGCGCGAAAGTCGAGAAATTCCCGCGTAAAGCGGCTAATTTCTAGCGTTTGCGTTTCCGCTGGTAAACGAGCCGTTCTAAGGCGTTTTAAGCCACGCAAATTTTGAAGTCGACTAAATACCCATAAAAATACCCTCAACCACACGGGCGAGGGTATTATTTTAAGCATTCATCTTCGGTACTAAGTTATCTTCCGCCGCTATCCAGTCAGTAGCAATTCCGCGCTCACTCAATGCGTACGATACGACGCGAGCCGTTGCGTTTGCCTGTCTCCAATCGCCGCCGTCGTCGATACAATGGCGTTTGTCGTATTCGTCCTGGCTAGTCCAGTAAACCAGCTTTACACTCTCGGGGTAGTCTCCGACGGTTTGCGCGGCTTCCTCGACCTGTCCGAGTGCGGCTGCGACAACTTGACGTTGCAGCTTCAATGCGTCGTCGAGAATATCCCACGCGTCCTGCGGGGCGTTGTACTCTTTGTATTTGATACTTTCCCAACGCTTCACGGAACGCTCTGACACGCCCAACGCAAGTGCAAGGTCTGTTTGGCTCATGCCAACCTGCTCGCGCAGGGCTTTGAATTCTTGTTTTGTTCGCATAGACCCTCTCTTAATGGTAAGCCCCTCTCGCGAGGGGCTGTTGGTTATTTCTCAACCAAAACAATACTATCTGCACCGAGTAAGTGCTCGTTTCTGCTCTTTAGTTCCTCTTGGAATTCCTTGTTGTCTCTAAAGCTAAGATACAACTCATTTAGAGCGCAATCCTCCTCTTTGAGTACGCGTGCCTGTACAGAGTTGCCGCCTGTTCTAAGAAGCATACAATGCGGTAATTTGTGGCCTTTTCTGCCGCAATACTCGCTAGAGTCAACAAAGCCGCGTTCACGCAAATACTCGACTGCTTGGTGCTTTGTCGTAAAATCGTTTTTGCTTACAACGTAGAAATCGCGGATACCGACATAATCTCCAAAACGTCTGTAACCAGAACGACGATAACGAATTAACCACATGATTACTCCTCTCTAGCTAGTGTGATGTTATTTAGCGAGCTTCAAATACTTACCGCACCAGTTCTCAAAAGCCAATTCCCACTTGGCGTTTCTTGGCTGAGCGAAACCGCGTGACGGGCTGTCCTCGTACCACACTTCCTCGCCCGCTACGTGTTCGAGGTTTGCACGGGAATAGTTGCCCTTAATGGTGAACCTGCAAATAAAAGTTCCGTCTGATGTGTAAGCATTGAAACCAAAGCCGCCTGTACTCTCGTAATAAGCTGAGTTCTCAATAACTTCATTGCGGCTAATAATTATATAGTCCCGTTTGGGGACTAAGTCAAGCAGAATTTTAGAATTTTTTAGAAAATTTTTCTGCGTAAAAAATTAGGGTCATGCACGATACACGACCCGTATAAAAGAGCAGGTGAACCAACCTCACCGCTCTTTTTTTTAGTAGCTCAATTATACCAAATCGGCATAAAAAAAGAACCCCTCCCGCCGAAGCGAGAGGGGTTACAAGTCTAGTCTTGCACTCTTCCGAGCAGCTCTAGACGTATTACTTAACGCCCGAAATATAGCCGTCGTCGTTCGTGGTTACGGTAATGTCACCCGTGAGCAAACGGCCGTCTTTGTCGAACGCGGAAATGTTACCCGCTCCGACCTCATACAAGCCGTCGACTACACACGAGCCGTCGGAACGCAGATAGTACCAGCTATCATCAAGCTTCAGCCAGCCTGTGACCATGCGGCCTGTTTCATCGAGGTAATAGCGGTTGCCGTCGCGCTCCTGCCAACCGGTGGCCATGCGACCGTCGGACATGAGCATATACCAGCCGTTGTTGTACTCGAGCCATTTGTCGAACTGCAATGCGCCGTCCTCGCCGAAGTACCACCAGCATTTATCCGAGCCGCCCCAAGAAGCGAATATCCAGCCGGTCAACATCCAGCCGTTCTCGTTGAAGTAATACCAGCCGTCACCGACTTTAAGCCAGCCCGTAGCGTAATCGCTCGATGTTGCGCCTGTCTGATACCACCAAGAACCCTTGCCGTCGGTGTGCCAGCCGCGCTCCTCAACGGATCGTGCACCCGTCATTACCTCGTACCAGTAGCAAACGCGGCTCATGTATTGCGCATTCTGCGAATGTGCAAGCTCGCCAGGGCACGCCGTGGCCACAATCTGCGAGTGCGGGCGAACGTTGCCGCCCCAACGTGGGTAGCCCAAGCCGTACTTAATAAGAAGAGCGGCCACGAGGTGTGCGCCGCTCTCTAGTGTTGCTTCGGATACCGTCCACGGGTTCGTGGAGTTGTTGGCATGCTCGATTGAAATGCTGGACTGGTTCGCCGTCCAGTTGCCACACGCCCAGGCGGTGTCGCTCTCGTATACGTGTTGAGCGATTACGCCGTCACCGTCAACAGAATAATGCGCGCTCTGTGACTGCATGCGCGACCACATCGAGGACAAAGAAGCGGCCGTCAAACCGACAGCCGCTTCGTGGTGAACTACTATGTACTGGACGCTATGCCCGCCGCGTCCCGAGTCGAACGCCGATGTAGGCGCCCAAACGTCGGCAGTAATACTGCCCGAGAAATCAGCCATTATCTGCCCTCCAAAGGTGACTTTCCCTCGCGTACCTCTGGAATACCTGCAATAGAGGTGAGCAGGGATACAACGGCCGCGAGAGCTGCCGCGGAAGCAACGGCCACCCAGTCAACGCCGGTAATGCCGATTGCGTTTGTGCCAATAAGCGCAACAGCGGTTTGTGCTGCGGTCTTAATTGCTCGAACTAGTGCTGCCTTTACCCAGTCATTCATAATGTTTCCTTTCATACGGTTATTAATGTCCTGCGTGCTCGTGGTCGTGCGCCGCTTCTAAGCGGCCAAGCCGTCCCGAGTTGCTTTTTACTGCGTCCTCTACGACTGCCAAACGTGCGGTATGGTCGTTGATTGTCGAGCGAACGTTGGAAATGCTTTCGTCGGTGCGTGCCATATAAGCCGCAAATGCCTTCTGATTTTCTTCTAGGTCTTTGCGTAAGCTCTTAATGCCTTCTTCAATGCGGACTAAACGCTCCGCGCCTTCTTGGTTGCTCTTTGCGAGGGTGCGTGCGCCATTGAACATGCTTACCAGCATTGCAAGGAACGACAGCAACGCGACCACTTGCTCAAACGTAATAGGGTTCATCGTGTCACCTCCCTACACGCTTACTTCGGCGCGACGGTGTACGTCAAAGTGCCGTAACGCCAGTCACGCGAGGTTGTGCCGCCGAAGTCCTGCATGTAAATCTTGCCGTCGGGGCGAACGGATAATGCGCTAATAACATCTGCGTGATTTGGGCAAAGCGCATTGTTGTAATAGATGTTCTCGTATCCCTCGACGTTGTATTTGCTGCTGTCAACTTTTGGAGGGCGTGAGCCTTCCGGCACAAGGAACGGACACAATATCGCGTCGTTCTTAATGCCTTGTTCAAGCCAAACGCGGGCGTGAATAGTAACGCTTGTGCCGTTGCGGTATACGTGCCAAAAATTACGGCTTGCACCGTTATAGCCGCTTGGAATTTCATATGAGATAATCTCGAAATTCTCACTGGTAAGCGCGTCAACGGTTGGCAATGCCTGCTCAACGGTTGGAGTTAGGCCGTTCAGAATAACGCGTGCAATCGGCACTTGGGCTTGATATTGACCCTTTGAGAGGTCGCCTGGCGTATATGCGGGGTCTTTCGCTGCGTCCTGCGTTGCGGCTGGTGTGCCTTGAATGGTTGATAGCGCGGTAGTTCCAACGCCTGTTGAAGCGTCAACTTTGAGCGTGAGAATAACAAGGTCTTTACGCCATTTACCCTGCGTACCGTTAGCAATGTTCACTTGTTCAGCTCGTTCATTGACGACAAAACGACCATCAACGATCAATGCGCCAGGCGCAATGTTAACCTTGTTGCTCGACGCGACGGAAACGGCTAAGCCTTGCGCGTACTTGGTGATGTATCTGCCGTTACCAAAAATGGAAATGTTCAACGCGCCTGCTTGCTCCGCGGTTACATGAGCTTTATTTTGGCGCGAAGTCACAAAATCAAATGCCATGTGCTACCTCCTAAAATGCGTGGTCTTTGACGATGCCTTTTGAAATCAAAAGGTCGACCTCTGCGTCGTGCTGTTGCATTAGATATCGCCAACGCATGGCATGGTCAAAACAGAAGTCGTATTTCTTCGTGCGTCCTTGTGCGTCGGTACGTTCAGCACCTACAACCCAGCCGTAGGTATTAACATCTTTCTCGGGAACGTCGAGCTTGTGCTCACACCCCTTAACGTCACACTCTAGGTGCACATAGTTGTTTTTTCTCATTTCGCGTCTCCCGTGGTGTATGTGACCTTGACGACACATGCGTTGTCGAGCGTCACAACCTTTTTTGTTACCTGTGCTTTTGCACTCCAGCCTGTTTTGTCATCAAAGCCGCCGACAATATCGCCGATGTCATATCTATCGGACGTATCGGTCAAAACAACGGTTAACTTCTTGGCTTCGTCAATGTACTGCTGGAGTCTCTTTTTGCCGTCGGCTTCAAGCGTTGCTTGGTCGGCTGCCGAATAGTTGTAATACATAGAGCGTTCAAAAACGCCGCTTTGTGATTTCATGCGCGAGATATTGCCGTTTTGGTCGGCATACAAATCAACCGCTAGACGCTCGCCCTTTTGGCCTTTACCGCGACATACAAGGTGGTTAAACGGCAAGAAGTCAATATCGGCTTTTACGTTGGTTAACGCCGTGTCGAACTCTTCATCTTCCGTCCAGTCTTTGCGCGGAATGATAGAAAGCACGGTGCGGCGGTCATTGCACTGAATACGCAACTTACCGCCTAGCGTGTCTAGGGCGCCCGTTAAGGCTTCATAGAGCGTTGAATAAAGCGGTACTTTGTAATTGCTTGCAACGATTGCGCACGCTTCGTCTGATACCTCAAAGACAGAAGTTAAAGAAAGCCACGATATCCAGTTCCTCAATACTTGGTGCATATCGCCGTTAAAATAGACATTGTCGCCGTCAGAGGGCGCGAGAATAACGCGGTTGTTGAGTAGTCCCTGCCACGTTTGGCCGCACCACTTATACGCGCCATCGCTTTTAATGCGGGTAATCATGCCGCCGTATGGCGTGCCTTCGATGTACACGAATTGTCCCAGCTCTGCATGTGGTGCGTTAGCGGGAACGGTTAACTCAAAGTCATTTTCTGCATTGTCGCCAATGCCTACAGCGATATCAAGAGAAACGGGGTCGATGATGAATTCATCTTCCCCGCTCTGATTGCGTAAGATTATATCCACGGTAGAGCCGCCCTTCGCTCAATCAACGTAAGGTCAAAGCCCCATGATTGCTCCCAAGTGACGTTGTGAAGCCCTTGCGGGATACGCTGGAAGATATACGACCCCGAACCATCGATACCGCGAATGCGATACTTGAACGCGTCCGTTGCGTTGCCGTATTTGTCCTTAATGACTACACTGTCGCGGTTCATGCTGCGTTTTTTGGTGCTGTCGATGACGAGCAAGCCGCCGTCTGGAACGGTAGTATCAACGCCGTACGTATTACCTGCGATATAGATTGAGGGGTTTACCGCATAGCCATAAACCGTTAGTCGGAAGTCGCACGGCGTTTGGCTCGTATTCTCAAACTGTGAACCTCGTGCCGATGTGCCGTAATCGTGCGGGTAGTCGTGCGGGTAGTCATGTCCTGTAAGCTGCTCATTGCTTGCACTTTGTGGCATAAATGAGATAGTACGCTCGCGATACCAAATAGGGTTCTTGGCCTGTAATTTAAGCTGCCATGTACGAGAAGCGGCGTACCAGTTCGATACACCGCCCTCTACGATGTTGCAGTTTATATACCAGCCATCAATTACGAGCTTGTCGGGCAAACCGCGCTCGGTGTCGTAATCTGCAAGCGTTAACAATCGCTCGACTTCTTCGCGCTGCGTGGTAGTTTGTGCTACCAGTTCAACGCTGTATGTCCTGGCTTCACGGCTGAAACGCGTTGCGTTGCTTCGCCATTCCCAGCCCGCTAAATCATCGCCGAACATGAGCGTGCCGAAGTTACCCGAGATGTCAAACGTCGTGCCGTCAGCGGTAATAAATTGTGCTTGTGACATTACGCCATCATCTCCCTAATCTGTCGGCGTTGCTCGCGCTCTGATACAACAACGGTTGGCGCACTCGCGGCGATGATTGCACCGAGGTTTTGAGCCAGCCAACGAATAAGTGCGTCGTTTGTGGACTGTCCGAGTATGCCTTCTGCTACTGCGTCGGCAAATGGCTTCACGTAACGCTTGTTTGTGAGCGGGATAATAGCTTCCGCGCCGTCCTCGCCGACGATATCAAGCGGTGTTGCGCGGTTGACGATTGCGCCGTCTGCGTGCATGCGGAGTCCGCCTGCCGCGTTAGCGCGGATGCCGCCCGCTGCATTCTGCTTCATGAGGTTTACAAGAATGTTCTTGTCGTGGAGACTGTTCAGCTCCGCTTTAACGCTGCGTAGAACACTCGACGCGTTATCGTGTGCCGTAATAGTGAACGACTTATCGTTGACGCCCTGCATATTGAGTGATTGAACAGTGGCAATAATCGACTGGATATTGCCGTTTGAGTTGATAGCTAAGGCTTTGAAGTTCTCGCTGCCGATTGCCTGCAAGTCCTGAACGGTAATACCAGCGTTGGCCATTGCTGCGGATAGGTCATTGACATTGATACCTACACTCTCGATAGCGTCATTTGCGCCGAAGCTATTGAGAGCGTCGTTAATCTGCTTTGTGGCTTCTTGTGCCTTAATGGCCGTATCGTCTAACGTTACGCCCAAGTCGCGCAAAGGCTGTACCAAAGAAGCGGCCGTGCCGTCGTATGCTTGCGCGATACGCTGCCACTGCTCGTCGGTAAGGTCGCCAAGCTGCGTTGTATCTGCCCCGAGTGCTTGCAAATCGCCCGAGAAGTCAGCAAGTGAGCCGTGCTGCTTGACATACGCTTGCGTGAGGTCGGACAGCTTGCTAACTAGTCCGTTGTAAGCGTCGGAGTTAGCGTCAACAGCCTTGCTGTTAACCTCCAAATCGCCTTCCGTCTGTCTAACGGCTGCGTCTAGTTCCTCGTATGCCTTGCGCGCGTCGCGTGCGTCCTGCCCAAGCTGTGAAGCGTTCTTGCGGCGTTGCCAATCTTGCTCGGCTTGCTCGCGTGTAACAGTTCCACCCTCGCCGTCCGATGTGCCGACTTGCTTGTTAATAAAGTCCTCGTGTGCTGAGTCGCTATACTCTGCATTTAGCTTACGTTCTGCTTCTGCTAGGCTTTGAGCGGCTGCGGCGCGTTGCTTGTATTGCTCTGTCAGCGTCTCTGTGAGCGCGGCTGTTTTGATTTCCTTTTCCTTAGCAGATACAAGCTCGTTGATTGAGTCAGTAAGCTGTTGAACGTTTCCGTTTGCGTCTGTGTATGAATTGTTCATCACATCAGTTGCAGAAATGTTCAAGCCTAGTTGCTCATTGAGCGTGGAAAGTGCCCATGATAGCTGGCCTTGTGCCTGTGTTGATAGATCTGTCGCGCCTGCGTAATTGCTAATGATTGTTCTAGCACGTTCAAGCGTTCCAACGTTAGTTGTTGCTTCTGAAAGCGTGTTTGCAATCTTGGAATTACTGTCAGAAATAGACTTCATGAGCGCGTCAACAGACATGGCCGCGCCACCCGCTGTATCGGTGATTTTGTCAATCATCGACGAATATGTGCTCAAACCGTGCGACTGCTTAGCGACCTCGTTAATTGACTTCAAGCCGTTAGCCACGCCGTCGCTATGCTCTTTCATCTTCATAAATTCAGATGCAGCGATACCAACGACCGCACCGAGAGCAACAATGCCAACTGTTACGGGATTAATCGAGCTTATAAGGGACGTGAAGCCACCTTTAATAACTTCAAACACGCCGCCGTATGCAAACTGTGAAGCAGCTTTAGCAAGCATGTTAAACGTGCTAGTAGCTTTTAAGATAGGTTCAACCTTGCCAAATAGCGAAAACGCTGCAACACCACCAATGACGGCGGGCGCGAGTGCTTGAAACACGGGAATAGACGCTTTAACTGTAGGCACTGCGTCTTTAATAAAGCCGTTGAACGTCTTAAAGCCAGCAAGGATACCGCCGCGGACATCGCCAAAGAAGGACGCAATATTCACGCTTCCGATAGCTTCAAGCGTTCCAGCAAGTCCGCGAGTAATGGCGTTGTTCATATTCGCCATTTGCGTTTCAATGCCGCCTGCCGCGGTTTGTGCTTGGTCTTTGAAGCTGGTAATACCCGCTCCGCCTTCAAGGTCTAAGCGGATAATTGCGTCGATTAGCTGGTCAATAGAAACAGTACCCCAAATCGCGCCGCCTTCTTTTTGCTTTCCGCCGCCTAGAGCTGCGTACAAATCGCGGGCGTTGTATGTCGGGCCGAGAAGAGCATGTGCAAGCTGGGTAAGCTGTCCAGGCATAGCCTGCATAAGCGATTTCCAGTCCTGCATATCGGGTCTACCTTTAGACAAAATCTGTCTAAACTGTTCCATTGCAGCCGACGCTAATTGCTGGTTTGCGCCGGAAGCAATAAGCATATCGTTCAAGCCAAGGCCGACTTTAGTCGCGCGGTCTAGGTCGTTTGTGATAACTGCTAGTCCCTTGACCGTCTGAACCATCGTATCTAGCTGTGTAGGCAGTGTCTGCAACCTGTCGGACATATAGTTAATGCTTGCCGTTGACTCTTTAGCGGCAAAGCCTAGCGATTGCATTGTGCGAGGGTAAAGCGTCAGCGTATCGAAACGCGAAACAGCCGCGCCGACGTGGTCTTGGATAGAAGCCATGGCGCGGTTAACAATGCTACTAACAGCACCCGCAACAACGCCAGCTTGAGCAAAACCGCCGCTAAAGCCTTGCGCGGTCTGTGTGCCGATTGTGCGGCCTGTGTTGCTCGCGCTCTTTGACGCAACGCCTAGTTCTTTATTGATCGTGTCAGAAAGTTTGCTTTCAAACTTCGGAACGATTAAGAGGTCAGAACGTCCGATTTCTGCCATTATTCCGTTACCTCCTCCCACTTAACATTTGGGTCTTGGAGTCGTTTAATTGCTTGTTTGGTTCGCTCGCGCTCTCGTTTTGTGCGCTCAATATCGCGAGGACGCACCACCGACGGCGGTTCGTCCGTTGGCTTGCCAAGGAATAACCAGCCGTACAAATTCACGGCGTCTTGGATATCTGCCAGGGCTTCGCGTTCATTCGACCACGCATACTCGGGACGTACCGCGGCAACGTAAAGAGAACCAGCTGGAAGCGTCCTTATTAGGTCGATTGCTTCGGCTGGCTCTACCTCGTCATAGGAAACGTGGTAATATGCGCGGAAGTCATGTCGCAGCTCGCGGATATGGCCTTCTTCGAGTTGCGCAAGCTCTAGAAGTTTTTTAGTGCTTCATTTTGGAAAAGACGCTTATATACAAGGACTAGGCCGTCAATATCGACTGTTCCGTCCTCGTCGCGTACTGCTTCGTAGATTGTTTCGTACTGCTCGTCGCCAAGAAGCATGCGGATAGCTTCGACAAAGTCGTCATCTGTTCGGTCTGGCTTAGACAGAAGTTCACTAATCTTCATGTCGTGAAACTTCTTCTTTGGAATAACGAATTTAGTGCCGAAAATCTCGACTTCTGCACTCTCTGAACGCTTTGTCTCGATTAGCTGCACTTTTGCTGCTTTGGTCTTTGCTGCCTTAGTGGTAAAGCCAAGAATTTGCGCGTAATCTTCGAGTTCTTCCGTGCTCATCATGTCAAGGTATTTAGCGTTCATTGAGTTTCACTTTCTACGAGTTGAAATAAATAAAAAACACCCCCTCACGTGGAGGGGGTGCGTCTGATAGTTGCTATGCGCTCAACTTTGCGCGGTAGATAACAACGGCAGGTGAACCGTCATCAGTATCGTTGACGGTGATGTCCATGCCATAGGCCATGAGGTCGCCCTTTTTATGGGAAACCTCGTCAAATGCGGAAATAACGCCGCGTTTAATAACGGTGCGACGCTTATAACCGTTGGACTCCTCCTCCTCAAATACGAAAGCATGAGGTGTTCCCTTGTAAGGCTGCAAGTCAATCTTGGTAACGTCGCCGGTTGTCTCGGTAACGGCAGTATCACCAAAACGCAGCTTTGCAACAGCGGCGCGGGAAACCTCAAGGAAAGCTGCCTTGTATTTGGTGGTGTCATTATCGATGGTTGTCATAATGACAGTACCGTGCGCGCCCTTGTGGTCGTTTGCGCTAATAGCGCGGCTCTCAGAGAAACCACTGTCGGAAAGCTCGCCCAAGGACTCGAAGTCGGTAAGGGTAGACATATCGGCGGTTGCGTTAGTTGGCAATGTAGGGTTTGCCTTAAATGAAACATAGCAAATGCCGCGGCCTGCAACTGGAATTGACGCGGTCGCTAGCTTTGCGTTAAGTTCTGCTGCCATGTGTTAATTCTCCTTTGGTTGATAAGTCCAAACGTTGAAACTGATGTGATAACGTGGGCTTTTAGTTGAAGTGTCAAAATCGGAATAAAAAGACGTTTCTTTAACCTTTGCGTATCCCGCATAGAACGGAAGAAGCGCGATTGCGTCTGAAACTGCCGCGGCTGCGTCGTATGCCTTCTGCTCGGTCGTATCCCAAACAAGAACGGTCAACGTTGCGCGGTCTAGTCCCTCTTCTTGTGCGCCGCCCGTACGACGAACGACAACAAGCGGAAAAGTTCGCTTTTCGGGAACAGAGACAGCGACTGTGAAGCCCTTGAAGTGCTCCTGCAATCGCCGTCTAACGTCGCCTTGAATGTTTAGTCGTGGCATTGTTATCAGTCCAAAAATTCGTCTAGCACGCCATTTGAAATGGAACGCTTGCCCTCAAATGAGGTGCTTTGAATAACGCCGTAAACCGTGCCAAAGCCTTTTTTAACAACCGCTCTAAACGGTTGACCGTGATTACGGCTCTTTGCCGAACGGTTAATCATGACTTTTGCGTTTGCTTGGGTGACGATTTCATCTGTACGCGCTTTAACCAGTTCTTGCATTGCGGGGCTTTTGAACACGCTTTTAACGCCGCGTTTGTAAATCTTGACTGGTTGGAAACCTTCTTTAGCCATGCTGCACCCCGATTTCCGCAATCATGTTCCACGGTGTAGGACATGGGCGCGTTCTATCGGGTGAGCCGACGACGTCGAACGTCATTGCGTCGCGGTCGCCATTGCGTACACGATCAACTAGCACGACTTTTGCGTGTGTTAAATCGCCCGTGTACGTCTTGGGAAAGGCAAGCGAGTATTTGAGTTCGATACCGTCAGGGCGCACATCTGCGCTGCCTGTGTCACGGATACGCGCTTCTATATCAAGGGTTGATAATGGGCGAACCAAAACACCCTCAACAGTGTTTTGCGCCATTTCGTAGACTGGCTCGCCCATGCCGTCGCGGCCTGTTTCAGTACGCGTCAAAACGTCTACTGTCTCGCCTAGCATGCGACATCACCTACCACGGACAAATAACGCCTATGCGCGCCGAACGCCCGAGAGAGCGTTTGAGCACGTTTAGCGTGTCGCGGTCAAAGTATGCGCTGCCGCTTTGGTTGGCGATTGTCACAGATCCTTGAAAGCCGTTAGCCGAAAAGCTCGCGGCCTTTGCACCTGTGATGTCGCCGAAACCGTCAAGCGTTGGCGGGACAAGCGTTTTACGCGCTGCGTCTGTGACCAGCAAGCGCGCTAACGCCTGCTGGTCTGCGGTTAGTCTTTTCTTTTCCGAGATTTGCAGACGCGCCCTCAACTTTGCGGACTGCTGCATAAGTACGGCTGAAACACGGTCGGCCGCGCTCTCGTGGTCGCCTGTGTCGAGTCTGTACTCTTCAACTGTTGCGAATGTTGTGGGCATGGTTACGTCCTAACTTATGCGGTTACCTTCTGAATGGTGGTCTTTACGATGTAGTCCTTCATCTCTGGGACGAAGCGAACGCCGCGAAGAATGTTTGTCTCGACGGAAACGTGGTCATATGCTGGGCGGTGGGAAACGCCGATAATGCCGCTCTCGTCGATTGCATAAGGCATGCCAGCTTCACCAAGACCGCTGAAATCGATTGCGTAAGCGTGGATATTCTCGGCTGCGGTGGTGTAAATAGTGCCGGCTGGTACTTTGGAAGTAAGGAACACATTAGTTGCGCCCAAGAAGTTCTCAAGATAGGTCATACCGAAAACGTCCTGGTTGGTAATGGTTGCAGTTCCGAGGTAATCGGCTGCGTCCTGGCGGTTCATGAAGGTTACAACGCGGTCGGCTGCGTCATTGGCGTTCTCGAGAACGTCGCCGAGCTTAGCCACGCCGTTTGCGAGTGCTGCCTGTAGTCCCTTGCCATTTGCGGTGGTAGTGCCGTTAGCAAGAAGGCCGAAGAAGTCGGAAACAACGCCCGCACGGACGGTGGAAATCATCTTTGCGTCTGTACCCATGACGGCGCGGACGTGGCCAGATTTGAGAATTGCCTGTGCGGTGGTCATCTTTCGGTATGGTACGAGCTGGATTGGGTCGATTGCGACCTTATCAACGCCAAACTTGGAGAGTGCTACCTCGTCGCCCTCAACGTAACCAGTGCCGGAAGCGGTGTTGTTGAGAGTGCCGTTATATTTGGTCTGATAGATTGCTGTACCTGCTGCGACAACCTCGGGAGAGAAGATACCGAGGATCTCGGCGAGTCGGTCATACTGGCCGCGGAAGTTCTTCAATACCTCAACGTCAAGTGAAGCGTTGACTGCTGCGGCGTTAACAATGTTTGCTGGTGCTGCCATGATTTTTGCTCCTTAAAGTAGAGTTCGGGCGCGCGCCTGTACGCGTGCCACGGGGTCGGCGATGTCTTCGACATTGCCTGCGGTTGAATGTGCCGCGCCGCCCTTGTCAAGCGGATATGCGGCGGTTGATTTGGCGAACGATTGAGCGTAAGAAGTGAGCGCGTTTGCGCTAGCGGTGATTGCGTCCTCGTCTGAACCCTGTAACAGCTCCACGGGAACGCCCGTGTCCTTGGAAACTTTGATTTTGAGTTGCAATTCCGCGATTTTTGCGTTGGCCTGCTCTAGCTGCTCGTTTGCGTTGGTAGCCTGTGAAGCCTGTAACTCCTCAATTTTCTTCAATGCTTCGTCTAGCTGCTCTTTGTTAGACTTTGCGCGGTCTTCCCACTTGCGCGAGTTTGCCTTCCAGTCGGTCGTTGGCTCTGCCTGTTCTTTTGGCTCTTCTGCCTGTGACTGCTCAACTTCGGCTGTGGCTTCGGTATCTTCGAGCTTTGCGCCCTCGATTGCCTGTGTCTCTTCCTTGCTCATGTGTTCCTCTTTCTAGGCTTTGCGCCTTTACGTAAACCGTGCGGTTTTTCGACATGAAAAAAGCGGCTTTCGCCGCTTCTTCTAGTGTTTATGTTCTGCTATGTGTAACTGTTTTGCCATACGCGACACTATCTTATTTCGCAGGTAAGCGTCGTATGACGGCGTGTTTCCGCCAACCTTTCTACCGTCTCGCGTTGTTCGCGCTCGCGTGTACTTCTTGCGCTCCTCGGGTGACATCGCCGCCCACTGCGTACGCGCTTCATCTTCGACAGACGCGCGCGCCGTGCTGTAATAGCGTTGCAGCTTCTTTTGGTTGAAGCCTTGCACGCCTGGACTGTTTCCAAAGTCCACTGTAGGTGTGCACTTGCAATGTGTGTGCCTTGAAGCAAGTACGCCGTCCTCGGAATACACAAAGCCGTTTGAACCGATTAGCAAGCACCACGCACACGCTCCCGCATGTGGTATCAACGCCCAACGAGGGTGCGCGGGGTCGCGTAATGCGTTATCGGTAAAGGTATCGTCCGCGTATTCCATGACACGGCGGCCGCTCAACGCAGAAAGACTGCTTTGTACCTGCGTTATGTCGTCGGCTTCTGATAGTGTGCGGTTAACGTCTCCGATTGCTTGATACTGCTTGTTAATCTCGGGAATAGTCGCCGTAAAGTCGCTGTCGAGGTCATACGTGGCGCGTAAGTCGTTGTAATACTCAACGGCTGCCGCTGCTGCAAGATTTCCGTACGCCTTCACGAGCGCGGGATATCGCTGTAATAGATATGCCTGTGTTTGCGCATCGGTCATGCCGACGGTGTCGCCCATAAGCTCAACGACGGCATTTTCCGCGAGTGTTGCCGCGGTCTGTAATGACGTGTCGAACCTGTCGAATGTTTCGCGAGGTATCATTACCCCTCCATTTTCGCGGCAATGGCGGAAAGCATGTCAAGTGCGCCTGCCTGCCTTTGCTCTGCACGCAGTCGGTCAATAGTAGGCTGCGATAGTCCGATACCCTCGTAGTAGACGCGCGTTCCAACGATTGACTTATCAGAAGCGGACATCTTAGTCCATGCGTCGGCACGTGCCGCGATTGTAGGCATGGACGGGTCTTGCATGTATGCTTGAACGCTGTTCTGCTCGTCGGTGAGTTCGTCTAGTGCCTTGTTGTTTGCAACTGCCATAATCATACGAGCGATGTTTTCGAGCACTTCGGCGTTGCGCCTGTTAGCCGTCTCGACTTCAAGAATAAGCGGGTCATTAGCCGCGCCCAGAGCGTCGGAAGATGTATACGTATTCGAGAGAACGCCTAACTGCGCGAGCGGCACGTTTGTTGCGCCGCTGAAACGTTGAGCGTCGTTTTCAAAAACGCGGGTGAAGTTCTCTGCGTTACCTGCCGCAAATTGTCCGACCTGTGGAATTTCGCCGTTTTCATCGCGCGAGATTGCCATAATCGCGCCGGTGTATAGCTTGAAACGTGAAGCTGGAGTGCTTGGCTCGTGTTTCTTTTCGTCCTCGTCCTCCTCGCCTTCTTCATCGTCATCACCGCTTATGCTATCGCCGAAAAGCCCTTCTGACGCGCCGAGAATATAACGCTGTGGATACGTGAACAGTGCCGCGCCGATTTCCATGTTCGCCACGTCGCGCATTGCTTTGTCAACGATTCCCATAAGCTCGGGTGTAATGAGAGAGTGACCGAGCGGGCGGTCGGGATCGGGGTCGTTTACAAACACATCAAAGAGTGGGCGGTTCATGGGGTGGTGTTCTTCGGTGCAGCTCCAAGTATTAGCGTCTACGCGGTCAAGCGTAAGCACCGTGTAGGGCAGATGCACCGTGTACTGGTCGGGCGCGCCCTTATCGTCAACGCTGGTTAGAAACACGCCGTTAGTAACGCCGTCCGCCGCGGTGTCCCATTCAGTGCAGAACTGATTTGCGCTGAATACGCGGACTTTAACGGGGTTGTTAGCGTCCGCGGAGCGCATAACGGTAACGGCGGAAATGCCATACACGAGAGCAGAGCTCCACGCCTGTTGGTAAATCGAGCGCATGCGGTTAGTGCGTACTACCGCGTCGAGTGTCGCGTTTTGCTGGCCGCCAAACACAAAGCCGTCAAAGACGGAACGCATAGAATGAGCGCGTACCGCTTTAGAGCACCAACCAACAACGGTGTTCAAGTTTGGCATGGCGGGCGTGATATCAAGTCCGATACTCTTTAGCTGGGACTTCATCGTGTAATACTGGTAAAGCTCGTAATTGCGAGCATATACGCTTGACCAGCGCAAAAAAAGACGCTTCACCGTGTCACGGTAAGCGTCGGGGACATTATCGAGGTTTGGCGTTGAGATACCGCCATACAAGAATTTATCTTGATAAATCATAGTATTCGCTGCTTTCTTCTAGGGTTTCTGCGGGTGTTTTTGCAGCACCAAACGGCAAGTGCCGCGGCTTCTGTAATCGTGCTGTCGGCTGCGTCCGTTGAGCCAAAGCCCCAACCGCCGCGGCTACCGATTGAACGACGAACGCACCCAAGCGCGGAATTATCGAACGCTCGGGCGTATGTGTGCTTAATCGTGCCGTCGGTGAGTCCGTCCAAAAAAGACTGTGACGCGGCGATAACATCGGCGGTATTTGGGCGCGTGATGTACCCTCGCGGAGCTTTTAGCTCTGTTAGGTTCGTGCACAATGCTTCTGCACCGTTTAAGCCGTCAATCATGCAGGCGTTCACCGTCTGTTTTCGGTTCACGATTTCTTCAGCAAGTGAGCGCGTGCCGCGTTCCGTTGTGCCGACCTCGACCAGCTCCACGGCAAACTCGCCGTCTTTATTTTGCTTACAGCCAACAAGCGCGTAAATAGAGCCGTCATTTGAGAAGCGAACGCCAAACGTCGTTTTCTTCTTGTATTTATCGCCGATAGACTTAATGCGGGCGGCGCGCCAAACATCGGGATCAATAGCCGTTTTGATAACGCCCGCTTTTGCCCACCAGCCCAAACGCTCGCGAGCGAAACTATCGGGTGCGACGTCGTCGGCTTCTGCGGCGATTGTCTCTTCGTCAATGAGATAACCAAGTGACGGGTTCGTCTCGTACCAGCGGTCTACCTCGTGCGTGTCGCCGACTTCCTCGACCGCCCACTCAAGCCACGCCGTGCCCTTAGTGTCGCCGTCGTGTACGCGGTCATGTAGGGGCTTGAATACCTCGGCGGGTGCTTTCTCATTTGGTGGCGTTCCTAAATAGATAACTTGTGCGTTGTGCTTCTTGCTCGCCGACGTAACAAAACGTGACGCGTCCTGTTGCTCTCGCGTCAACTCCTGTGCTTCGTCGTAAATTACAACGTCGTAGCTCTTACCACGTGCAAGGTTATTTGTACGGGTCGTAAAGCGGATATAGCCGCCGTTTTTCAAGTAAATTGCTTGCTGACCGTTAGTTTTGCGCACCGCGTCTAATAGGTCGTTTAAGTCCTCGTTTTCCTCGTCCTCGAACGGTGCGGAAAGCTCCTTGAACATGCCGTCGGCGGTGTCTCCGTGCTGGCACGTATACAAGATTTTTTCGCCGTCCGCGATTAAGCCGTAGAAGCACCGAGCGCGAACGCTCCACGATTTACCGTTTTGCCTAGCAAGTGAGAGTCCAACCGTTTTGAACGCGTATTTGTCGCGCTTGTCGCGCGCCAGCATTACGTCCAAGAAGTGTTGCTGCCATTCCAAAGGCGCGTCCCAGAACTCGGAAGCCAAGGCGGTCGCTTGCTCTCCGTCGGTGTATGCATACTTACCGACTATCTCGTATGTCGGTGTCTGCCGACCGTAACGTTTAGCCACCGTTCACCCGCTTTGCTTTCTTCGCGCGATCATTCATTACGAACTGCAACGTCGACGCTTGCTTCGTCTTTTTCTTCTCGGGTTCTGCCGCGTCATTGATACCAAGTTGTTTGTTGAGCTGCCTAATTTCCGCGCTCGCCTGTTTGAGCGTCGATATCTGCGGCAATGCCTTTAAGTCGCCGAGCTTGTTTTGATATGCGACTTGCCCGACGTCGTCGATATCATCGATGCATTGTTGCGCCACTGCGTGCCACTGCACTAAAAGAAGAAGCGCGGGAACGTCTGATGTGCTAAACGTCCTCGCGCTGGTAATCTCGTCCCATTTTGCGGACTTGAACGGGTCATTTGCCACGTTTGCTGGCTTTTCGAGTCCGTTTGCTTTCTTCCGTGGCATGTATCACCTCGCTAATAAAAAAGCAGCCACGAAACCGTGACTGCTTAATGTCCTGGTAAATATTCATCAAGTAGCGGACTATTTACGCCGCCGTTAATAACTTTGTTTAGTTCTTTTATTCTGTTATTGACAATATCTCGATAGCCTGCCCCTAGCCTGTCAACAACCGCTCTCGCTTCCTGTCCCCTCCTGGTGTTTCTTCCGCCAATCTCAATATCAGCTTTTCTTCTGCGTTCTTGTTGCTCTCTTCTAAACGCTCTCGAGTTCGACCACTGCGCGGCTTCTGTTTGTAGTCTTGTTCGCTCTTTTACAATCGACTCAAACGCGGCTTGCCTTCTCGCTTGTGTTTCGACTGCTTGCGCCTGGATACCTGCGGCGGTGTTTGCGTAAACCTGCTTGCGCCTATTCTCTAGCTTCTCAATTTCATTGCGCGTCTCTATGCCCTTGTATCGGTATTCATAACCTCTTTGCATGAGACTCTCGCCCGCGTGCTCACTCCGCTTGATTTCTTCCTTCTCTGCTTCTGTAGGATCAACTTTGTACAAACTGCGTTTATACTCAAAGCCACCCATAATAAGCTGTTGCCCTGCGTCGAAATAATCTTTTTCTTGCTCTTTCAACACTTTCAAACGTGCGTCAATCTCTGCAAGTTCCATTTCAGGCGTCATGAGAATTTGTGAAATTTTCAATTTTGCGCCGTCGCGTGCTTTTCTCATTGCACGGTATTTGCGCATATATTCTTTTGATTTTGCCATTATTTACACCTCAAAAATTATCTATTAAATAGCTCGGGGGAAGAGAAAAACCTGTTGTAAAGAGCGTCTACGTCAGTGATAAGAAGGTCGAATGACTCGTCGTAATATTTGCCGATTTCGTCCAAGTGTCTTAAATAACTACTTTCAAGTGTTTCTCTGACATTTTTTCTAACGCTTGTAAACCTCTTCATAACGTCGAGGGTTTCTTGGTTTACTATTTTTTCTCCGTTAGGGTTTACCATAGCTGCCTGATAACGGTATGTCTCTTTGACTTGGTCAACCGCATACATCAAAGCAGTTTCCAGCACGTCCTCTTTTGTAGGCTCTGCGACAACCGCCACCGCTGCCAGCTTCTCCGCTTTCTTTCTCGCGCGGTATTGCTGCATGTAATATTTAGATTTAGCCACGCTAACCTCGCTTAAATGATGATGGTTTATAGTTGCAAACTTCAATGTCTCCGAAGTCAACGTCGAGCGCGTCGCCTAAGAGCAGCACACGTTTTGGTTTCGTTGCTTCTAGTGCCTTGCTAAAACCAGCGATTGCGCCAGATCGTGCTTCTTTGTCACGGGTAACGCCTACCGTTGAAATGAAAATCGTTTCACCTTGCGGCAAGCTATCGAAACAGTACGGGAAGCTCGACGCGTCACTCCATGTAACGTTCGGCACAACCTTTATGCCTTGGGACTGCCAAAAGAAACCGAGCGCACGGGAACGGTAAATGTTCCATAGCTTCATCGGGTATGGCATATCGATATACACGCTGAAATCGGGGCAAACGACGCACTCGAATTTCTTTAGCAAGTCAATATATTTATGTGGCTCGTTCCAAACTCTCTCGAACTGGTAATCATCAATGCAGAAGTGAACGCCGCAATTAAAATCGGTTGCTGTCTTGCAAAAGTTAAAGCTGATTAAATCGTGCGGTTTAACGTCGCATGGCTCAAGCGGGGGAAGCTCATACGCGCCCGTACAATCGTCGCGGTTGCAAATATCCATGTTCCAGCCGTGATTGTTGTTCAAGATATGGGCACCATATGCCATGTCTTTACTCTTGAAGTCGCAGCCGAACTTTGACATGTCGAGTTTTCCAATGCTTTTGACTTCGCTTTTAAGCATAGAAATGTTCCACGTTGAGATCTCGCCCGTTTTATTGTCCGCGATACGGTATGCCTTGATTTCGTCCTCGGTTAAGCCGTCGCAATAGGCGATGTTCTCGTCGGGTATCTCTTTCCAGCCGAGAGATTTACACGCTTCAACGCGTGTGTGGCCTGTAACGATTACGGGGTTCTCGCGGCTCTCTAACACGATTTGACCACGAAGTCCGAACTGACGGATACTGTCCGCGACGGCTGGGATAGCCTTCTTGTTATGGCGTGCGTTTCGGGCGTACGGGATAATTTCGTTGATGTCCATTGACCACCTGCATATATTAAGGGTGAATATACATCGCCGCAGCTAGGCGGCTTGTTGTAATAAAAAACATCGGGGGGATATTAGCCCTGGGTGCAAGGTATGGCGAACCCTGTTTGAACAAAAGACCCCCCTATACTAGGCACTGTAAGCCATTCTAAGCCCCCATTTACCACGCTGTGGTGTGCTGGTACTGCAATAGTGTTTCTGTGTCTATAGCGTGGCTCTGCGTTGCTCTCATGATGCTTACGAAGTCTATAGGTGTTTGCCACGCTGCACCGCGGGCGATTGCGGCGGCTTTGAGCTTCTCGACCTTTGCCACGCTCTTTGCCGACCTCCATGCATTGCAGCACCTATGCGCCGCGCGTATGTTATCCGCGTCATAGGGTGAGCCGCCCTGGCTTACGGGTACTAGCTCGTCGGCTTCATAGGCTAACGGGTCACGCGCTGGTCGGTTGTAATCGATAGCAAGGCCGCATATCCAGCAGGGCGCGCCGATAGCGCGTACCCTTGACCGTACCGCGTTTCTTCGCGTGCTGTTCGCTCGTCTTACGTTTGCGCCCATATGCTCCCCATGCTACCCCCTACCCCCTAGGGTATAGGGTGGGTGTATCGACAAAAGAAAAGCGGCCGTGGAGAGGAACACGACCGCTGCCCGAGAAAGGTTACTTTAGAGAGTAACCTATGCGTTTATCTTTGATTATTCTTCACTCTATGCGTTTGCGATGCCTTGACCTTCTGCGACGCGTTGGAGTCCGTACGTGTCGCATGTTTCACATGCTATGCGCGCATATTTGAATATCGATGCGATACTCATACAGAGCACTGATGCCGTTTGCTCATAGGTCATACCGTGAATGTAATGAAACTTGATAATATTTGCTGCATCTTCGCCAACGAGTGACGATAAACCGCTATCGCCGTTTTTACCATAGAGGACATACTCGCATGTTTCCTTTAGATTGTCGTATGCGTTCGCTGCTCGCTTTTCATCTTCTTCCAGCATTAAACGGATATCGACGTTTCGCATTGTGTCCGGGTCTTTGGTACTTGATACGCTCTCGTTGAACTTCTGCGTCTTTGCGCCTTCGGTGAGCTTGTACGCGTTTACCCTCTCTCGTGTCTGAAACCAACGCTCACGAGCTTCTAAACATGCTGTAAACAGTTCTTTAGATGATGAATAAGCTAAATCGTAATTATCGCTTGTCCCCTTGATACCATTTGCCGCTGATACCATTGTGCCACCCTTTCTCTCTCGGTAGCTAAATTATACCGTTTATCTGCGGTAACGTCAAGTTATCAACATATTTTCAACATATTTTATACAAGTTTTCAACATTATTAAGTTATTAAAAATGCGCTTATCGCGCAAATCGATAGTACTATTCCCTTTTGAATGTAAACTGGAAAGCAAGGAGCGCAAAAGGCGGTCAGATACCCGCTGAAGCGTCTGCCCGCTTTTGCTTTGGAGTGTGAAACGTCGTGCTCCCGAGGTTGTTTCGGGTGATTGTTTCCCTTCGCTGGTTCGTTTCTCTTGCTGCTGCGGTCTTTTGGGAAACTTGTTTTCCTTAGTATAGCAGATTAAAAAACGCGAATGTCGCCAAAGTACCCCAATGTCGCGTATGTCGCCAAAGTTTACAATTTGGAAACAATTATGTAACACTTTAGAAACAGAATATGAAGGTACTGTGTAAGCTATTCCAATATTGCATGAAACGCCATGCGCTTTTGTAATAACTGGTATGCGAATACGCATAGAAACGAAAAAAGGCCAGCAACCGCAAGGGCTACTGGCCTGTGTGTTAGATTTCTTCAACTACGATAACATGATAACTTTTTCCCCAGAGTTTATTTAGCTCACTGTATAAACCATCATTAACTGGCTTATCGAACGTCAACTCACGCGGGAAGAATGATAACTTTGTTGACCTTCTTATAAGGTAGTTCTCGCGGTTAGTTTCCATGTTGTTTGTATAACGACATTGAACTACTGCGCCGTCATGACGAACGATTATTTCCACGACGGTTAGAGGTTCGCCGTCGCCGTCGACCTTGTAAACTCTATCGCCGATATGAATTGCTTTCTTTTCCTTGGAGCGCGGACACGTGATGTAGTCCTTGATGTCAACGAGAGATTTAACCTCTTCGAGCATTTCGGCACATGTCTGTTTGTTAATCTCTCCGTACCGCCTGTTAAATACATACTTTGGGTAAAGCGTTTCGATAAAGTCTGACTCGGTTATATTTTTACCCTCCCTGTTCATGTCCTCTAGCTTTTCAAGTCTTTTAACGGCTTCTTTGCGTTTCTTTCTGTCCTTCTTCATGCTGTAACCTCCTACGGATAGCCCAGCGGCCATAACGACCGCCAGGCGTTGTTTATGCTGTCTTAGAACGGGATATCTGCGTCGTAAAACTCGGGTTCGGGTGCTTGCGGCATGCCGTATGCGGGCGTGTCTGCCACCTTCGCGGCTTCTGCGGCTGGTGATGTCACTTGCTGGCCGTTTGAACGGCTCATAAACTCGATTTCATCGACGATAACTTCTAGTTTGCTACGACGCTGCCCCTCTTTGTTCTCCCATGAGCTGTAACGCAGCTTGCCTTCAATGGCAACCTTTGACCCTTTGGAAATAAAGCGGGAAACAGCTTCCGCACGTGAGCCAAAGACGATACAGTCCACGAAGTTCGGTACGTCTTCCCATGCGCCCGTTTGCGGGTTCTTGCGACGGTCATTCACCGCGACACCGAACGCAAGCATTTGTGTACCGCCTGCGGTTGCTCTAAGCTCAGGGTCGCGGGTAAGATTGCCTGTGATGTTAACTCGGTTAATGCTCATTAAAAGGTCACTTCCTCAAAGTCTGCCGCGCTCTGCGTAGGCTCTTTCTTTGGCTCGGGTTCGACTGTCTCAACTCCTGCGGCTGCGTCCTCGATATCCTGTTTCATAGCTGCTACCGCTGCGGCTACTTGGTCGTTAGTCATCGTCTCCATGCTTGACGCTTTGACGGTGTCCAAAAGAAGCTGTGTGCCGTCCTGCGGGCTTACTCCTGCCGCCTTGCACCACTCTTTATAAAGTGCTCTAATCTCGCTCAAATCGGTTTGCTCATGCGTTGGCTGCGGCTGCATAGGTGCTTCCTCGATATCCTGCGTGAAGATGTCACTTGCTGCGGTAGTGGAACGCACCGCGTCAACGAAAGCGCGCTTCTTTGCCATTTTTAGAACCGTGTTCCAAAGGTCGGCGATGTCCTCATTTTCAACGGTTGCTTTGGTCTGCCAATCTTTGCGGTAACGGTATTTCTTCTCCATGGTCGAGCACAAGCCCATACCAACGCCAACGATTGAGCCTTCCTCATTGAGGAGATTGCACGTAACGTCATATTCGCGGTGATTGTTGCCTAAGTCCTCTTTTGTAATCTCGTATTTAGGCACAAAACGGAACATAAGCGCGATTTTTTCCGCTCCTGGCTGGAGTAATACGGGTCTGTCTCCGCAACCTTTGATAGTGTCGTAATGTGTGCCTTTCTGTAACACGTCCTGCATAAGGTATTGAATTTGGTTGACCTGTGAACGGACAATCTCCGCTCCGGTCTTGTTACTGGACTGTACAAGTGCGTTTGCCATGATTAGCTCCTCTTTAGTACGCCGTGGATATTGTTTGCTTTAAGCCAGGAAAGAAGATTGCCGCGCTGTGTAGGTGTTACTTCAACCTCAATAATCAACTTCATCACTGGCTCGGTTGCCTGTGGTGCTGCCTGTGGCTCTGTGGCCGCCTGTGTGGGCTGTGGCGCGCTCTGTGGCTGCTCCTGTTGGCGTGCTGCTGCTTCGGCTGCGATACGTTCCTGTTGCTCTCGCCACTGTCTCTCGCGCTCTTGCTGCTCGCGTTCGAGCTGTTCGGTTTTGTCACGCTGAATACGACGCTGTATCATCGCGGACATGGTGTTCTCAAACTCTAACGTTGAGAAGTAATCGCCCTTGACCTCGACGCGCTCGCGGTCGTCCATTTCCGTTGCATTGATATTCTTGATATCGTTTGCAACGCGATCAATGCACTTGCGCAAATGCTCGACGGCCGCGCGCTCGTTTGTCGAGCGGTTAAGCCACTTACCCTCTGTGCCGAAACGCTTTAGAAGCAGTTCAAACGGAACGAGTGCGGTTTGCTGTCCGTCAAGCGGTAGTGCAATATCGGGCGCGTATGTCTCGTATTCCTCCTGCAACGTGGCGCGGCGGGTACTTTCCCACCTCTCCTCGTAATCGGTGATGTTTGACTTGTACGCGGCTTCTAGTGCCGTAAGCTCGCCGATAGCTTCGGCTGCGTGAGCCTTGAAACGGTTAATAGCGTTCTCGAGCGTTGAAGTCATCGACTTTCGGTCGCTGTCGATTGCCGCGATTTCCTTGCGAAGCATGGCGCGAGCCGATTTAGCGTCTTTGTAATCGGCTTCGTTGGTGATGTCGTGCGGCTGGTATTGTGCCGCGATTGTTGCAGCCTTGCCGCGGGCTTCTGCTAGCCATTTATCGCCGTCGGTAAGAATTGCGGGTGGCTCGATAACTTCCGCTTGTACCTCGATAACCTCGTTATTTTTTGTTGCCATTTTCTTTTAACCTCTCATAAAATTTGGAATTTGCCCATTCTTCGCGGGCTTCTTCTTTGGTTGCTTTTGTCGCGCTCTCGCAACCGCAATAGTCGCAGTGCAAGAAGTAACCGTGCGCCGTTTCTCTAACGCCGATACCGTAGAACATGCCGCCGTCGTTCATGCAATGAGGACAAATCATTAGCGTTTATCCTTTCCAAGCTCCAAGCCGACATAGACAAGGAAACCGCCAGCACACGCGCCGAATAGTGCGGTTGTTGCGCTGATGAAATAGTCCCAATCTCCCGTTGCAGGCAGTACAGCCTTCTTCTTTGTCTTCTTCACTGGCTTAGATGGCTCGGGCTGTGGTTTTGGCTCGGGGTCTGTGTCTTGTGGCGTTGGCACTGGCTCGGGTGTAGGTGTTGGAGTTGGTGGTGTCTCCGGCTCGGGCTGTGGCTCGGGCGTTACTGGCTCGGCTGGGCGATTGTCACCGTTGCCATTGCCGCCGCTGTCCTGGCTAACGAATTGATAACGTGAGCCCTGCGTTGTCTCGCGGCTCTTTAGCTGGATAGAGTTCGAGGTAGTCTCTGTTCCCTCGGTTTCGTAGTACATGAAGTATTGGTTGCCCTGGAAATCAACGCTCGACAAATCCCACGTGAACGTATTGCCGTTAATGGTTGGCTCGGGAACGTTGATACGAACCCAGCTTGCGGGGTCAATGTTGCTGTATGCGTCCATGTGAACGCGGTACAAACGGAATGAGCCAGGAATAATGCGCGTGCCCTCTTGCACCGTATCCTCTAGTACAACGTTAGTGAGGTTCTCCGCTGCGTGGTTCAGACGTACCGACCACTCGACCGTGCCGTGGTCGGTTTTAACGCCCCATTTGGCGATGACCTCGTGCTGGATAATGCCGTAATGCTTTGTTTCGAAGCTGGTTTCAACTACCTGTCCCGTGGCTTCATCAATGAGCCTTAGCGTGGTTGTACCTGCTGCTGCGTCAGCCTTAACGTGAGCTGCAAGCCATAGCGTACCCTGCACGTGGTCTTTGCCTTCGACCCATGCCGTGTATGTGATCGTGACGCGTCCGGGCGTGACTCGTGCCGTTGCCATAACGTTACCGTCTGGCGCGTAAATGTTGAAGCTTGCGGCGTTCGTTGCTGGGAAGTCGAGAATATCCGGAATACCAAGCGAGAACGTGTCGCCCTCGTGAACCTCGCTCGTTGCGCTCCATGATGCGGTCAAGTAGATATCTTGGTTCGTAAATGCAGAGGTTAAGTCTTGCCTGTTTTTGTCGGTGACTTTGAAACTGGTAATCGTGGTCGGTACCGTCTGAGCCTGTGCGAGAGCTGGAACAAATACCAGCATCGCAAAGACAGCGACAGCCAGCCATTGAAGGAGTTTCTTCATGGTTAAAGCCTTTCTATTGGGTTGTAAAATGGGAATTAAAATAAATCGGTATTTATCCGAAAAAGCCGCCCCAGTAGAGCAGCGAGAAAGAAATAACCATACCAATCGCGAAGGCGTAGGCATTGCGCGGCTGTTGTGGCTTGCCGTGGTTGATAATCTCGTAAATTAGCCCAAAGATAGCCATAACAAGCCAAATTATCTGTGGAATACCAAGGTTAATTGTCATTTTTCGCTCTCGCTTTCACTAATTCTTTTTCCAGCTCGTCATAAAGGGATTTATCGTCAATAATGCACTTGAACACGAAATCTTCCGCGAATTTCAACGCCGCTTCCGTGCCGTCATTCGCAATGGCGAGAAGTACGCTGTAAACACCCATAATGTATCCTCGGTTGTATGCGTCTTCTCGGATAGCTTGCAAAAACTCAACCTCAAACGCCGCTGTTCCGTTTAGTTCTGCCATGTGCTCTCCTTCAAGTTTGCTGCACCAAAATCGACGGTAACGTATGTCGTATCCTTGCAGCGCGAACGTGGTAGCTTTGTTGCCTTCAACTCGATTACTTGCGCGTCGTCCTCGTACGCTACGCCGTTCAGCCCATCAAGTACGAGCTTCTCGATGTTGTCAATATCGGGTTTGTGGGTATCATGCTCGAACAGTACGCATTTTGGCGTGGTTTTTGGCAATGATCGTGCGGCCTTGATGTAAATGCGTACGGGCTGGTTACGCTCCGCCTTGAATGGTTTGTGGTAGCACGCTTCGCGGTACGCGTCGGCTACTGCCTTTTTGTCGGCTCTGTTACGCGCCGTGTCGTATACAAAGCCGTTACCCGTTCTAGGGCGTTGCAAGCCGTGGACGAACGGCAGGGTAAATTCGATTGTCATTGCTCCTCCTCGGCTAGTCGCTTGTAATGTGCGATTGCTGCGTTAAACTCTTTATCGCAATCTTGCAGAGGAACGTAATTAAACTTATAACCAGCACCTAAATATCCGACAATGCACTCATGCTTTGCTTTCAACGCTTGCAAGTACAGTTCATCTGCTGTTGGCTTGCGTCCGGTCACAATGGGAATGCGATAGTTCCAAGTGTTAGGCTTCATCGCTATCACCTAGACTTTCAAGCTGCTTAGCGATACGTCTTAATTCAATGTGAGGAACAACGCCTATCGAAGAGGCTTCATCTCCTAAAACACGCTTAATGCGCTGTGCAAGTAACTTAACTGTTACAGGCTCTTTGTGAGTTAGTTCGTTTGCGGGTTTCTTAAAACATATAAGCTCTCTGCCAGCTGACAGAAGAACATTACTAGACGATGAGTGCCCTGCGACTTCATACTTTGTGCACTCGCAATCGTATACCGTATCACCTACTCGGATAACCTCGCCGTCTTTATCAACTGGCAGCTCCAACATGTTTGACGTATCGCAGAGGTCGATAATACGGTCTTTAAGCGCTTTTAGATACTCTGTGTACTGCATAGCGTATGGCGCGCGACTACCAAACAAAAGTTTATAGAACGGCAAATCAGAGTCACCGTAACTTTTGATTCTCTCAATGGTTGCTTCTCGCTCTTGTTTAGTCAGCATTGTTGCTCCACTCGATTAGAAACGGCGCATCGTCGGTATAAAGCAGATAGCCAATGAGTATGAGAGCGGCGAGAACGAGTACGTCGTACGCAATAATAGATACCGTTACGTCGCCGTCTGTTGCGATAACGGCAACGCAAGTCGCAGCAAGCACGCCGAACGTGCCTTTAAGTAAGTTCTTCATTTGTTAACCCCAATCGGGCATAAAGTAGATTTTTGTTAATCAGCCATTTCTTTCGCAGCTTCACCGCCGGAAGCTCGCCTGTCGCGCACATACGCTCAATGGTGCGCTTATTCATTCCCATTAGTTCCGCGGCTTCTAGCGCGCTTAATAGCTGCTTAGTTGGTAGGTTCTTCGTTTCCGTACGCATAGCGTGCGAAGAAGTACGTTTGACCCTTGCCGGTTACTTTTGGCGTGCGGCTGATTGTCACGCTTCCGTCGGCTTTGTGAACGGCCGTCTCTTTGATACGGAATAGTCCAAGCTCCATAGCTCGTTGTGTCGGTACGTTGTAATTGCTGCCGAAACGTCCCAAATAGCCGTCGGCGCGCAACCACTCAAAGAGCCGATTTTGGCCAACCTCAATGCCATTTTGTCGCAGCATTTTAGCCAGCTCACCGACTAAACATGTGCCGTCCGCCGCGGATACTGCGTCGGCAAAGCGTGCTTTTGGCGCGAGCTTGTCGATTAGTGCGTCTTTGCGCTTGATAGCGTCGTTCGCCACGACGAGAGCGCGTGAGAGCAGCTCCTCGTTGGTTTCCGTACCGTTCACGGCGATATAACCGCCGTTCGACCGGATTGCTGGTAACACCTCATGTGTTATCCAGCGTTTGAAACTTCTTGCTTGTGGAATTTTTGAGCCAAGAACGGCTGTATACAAGCCCGGCTCGGAAATAATTGCGACGCGCTGCATGCCGCCGCGGGTACGCATTACCTGCGTATCCTTTTCGTCCGCGTCTAATCGGCGCGTCATGTCCGACGGCATACGATAGCCGAGCGCGTCGGATACGTCGCGAGCAACAAACCAAGGGTTGCCGCGACTATCGGCGAAGGCTGTTAGCTCGCCAAACTCTTCGGAATAGAAGAGTTGTATACTCTTATCGCCCATATTTTCTCTACTTTCTCGGGCATGCCCTGTTTAAGTTGCCGCTTAAATGGGGCTTTTACTTTGGATAGACACAATGTCCAACTTCTCTGCAATTCGTCCAAGTCGCGTTTCTCAAATTGCAAAGCACTTTTATTGATCCTTTCTCTAACTCGAAGGCTTTTAGAACAAACGTGCAAGTGTTCGGGTTGCGCTTCTCCTCTCGTAGCGCGTCGAATATGGTTAGTTGCTGTGGCACTTGTGCCATTTTCCGAACGCCTTTGCCGCGGCGTTTGCGTTCTCGAAGCTGCCTAGCAGCCACGTATTGCCGTTGTCCTCTCTCACGTAATAATTATCATTGAAGCGGCTTTTTGTTAGCCGTTTGTCGCCGTGGCGCATTACCGTTTTATACGCTGGTTGTGCGTTCCCTGCATCAGCCGAATAACGGTTGCGAGGTTGCCACACGTACTGCCACGCCGCACCTGCGTTCTGTGGTACTGCCATGTTTACTCCCACCCGACCAGCTCTTGAGGTTTGACGTTCAGAGCGTCAGCTAGGTTGTAAATAGTTCTAACAGTAGTGTTTATGTTCTGCTGTCTCCCGTTCTCTAGTTTCTCGATTGTCGAAATGTTTACCTTGCTTCTGCTTGCAAGTTCAGCGCGAGAGATATTGAGCCTTGCGCGTTCAGCTCGCAAGTTCTGCGATAGGATTTCTCCTTTCCACACGTTAATTTCTCCTTACTTTTTGCAACGAACATTTTATTTAACTTTTTTATTGTGGTTAGTCGCCACATACAACATATAGTCGTTGGTGACTAGTCCCCCACTACTTCTAGTGGTATTTTTCTTTCAAGGTACTCTGTTCACTAGGTGAACAATAACATAATAAAATATCAAAATTTGATATTCAAGTATCAATTTTAATTATTTGAATATCTTGTGAAGATTGTTTATAATCGCTGCTTAGAGGAGGTACTAA